ATGACTGGTAACTTCTCCCTAACAACCGCAACCGTTAAAGATGCAGTTGAAACACTTGCTACCAAGAACATCCCACGGTTGGGCGAAACATACGTTGCTTTCGTTCACCCACACCAGAGCCGTAAGCTTCGCGACAATCCAGAATTCATCGAAGTAACGAAGTATGCCGCACCTGGTAACTTCATGCTAGGTGAAATCGGTCGTTTGTATGACACCGTGTTCATTGAAACCACACAGGTTCTCAAGGTTCCAGGTGGAGCAGGTACAGGCTACACCACTGATACAGCCGTTTCGACTCCTGTCGTTTCTGCTGGTGGTGGCTACACTACACCTAACACCTTCACAGGTAATGGTGGGTCAGACCGCTACTCAGCTATCTTCATTGGCGACAACGCCTTTGGTCACGCTATCTCACTTCCTGTGGAATTGCGCGACGGTGGTATCCTTGACTTCGGACGTGAGCATGCTTTGGCATGGTACTCAATCTTCGGTCTTGGTCTTATCACTGATCAGGCTATCGTAGTTGCAGAAACCAACTAAGTAAGTCCTCAAGAGGGGGGCCTTCGGGCCCCCTTCTTACCCTTTTAACAGATACAAAATTGGAGAAAACACTTATGGCAACAAGTAAAGCAAAGCCTACTGACGCAACAGGTCGTCAGCGCGAAGCGGCTGCAGCTGCTGCAGCAGAACAGCAGCAACAGGCTGCTGAAACAATGGCAATGGCAACTGCTGAAAAGCAGAATGCTATTAACAACGATATTATTGATGCAACCAAGCCAACACAGGTAGCAACAGTAGTTGTAGATGAACCCACAATAGTGGCTAAGGGTGATGAAACTGTCACCATTCGTGTTGTTGAAACTATTGAAAACATGACTTTCGGTGCGGGTAATATGTACTCGTTTACGGCTGGTCAAAAGTACCAGGTCCAACGAGACCTAGCCCGTCACCTTGAAGAAAAAGGTTACCTCGCAGGAGTAATTTAAGCGAGTGATTGTAGCGGGCTCTTTTGAGCCCGCTATTTTCATTTTAGACAGATTTTTCTTTATAAATACGGCATTATTTATAAGAGTAGTTTAGGAGCTTCCGTGGCACTTTTAGCTGACCTATTGAGTCGGGTCCGCCTTGAACTAGGTGATAATGCGGCACAGTTTACTACTACGCTTACTGGCGACGGTGTTACTAAAGACTTCTATATGAAAGTCAAACCCGTAGATGCTACTTATTTAGTAGTCACCGTTAATGGTGTAACCCAAACTAATCCTGGAAATTTTACAATTGAAGAAAACATTGGAATGATACATTTCAATACTGCTTCAACTACAGGAACTGGTTCAAGTTCTGCTACAACAATAACTGTTTCAAGTATAACTGGAATTTCGGCAGGTATGAAAGTATCTGGTACTGGGGTAGCCACCGCAGCCACAGTTACCTCAATAACAGGGACTAACACAGTAAACGTATCCGTTGCAAATACGGGAGCAGTATCTGGAACAATTAATTTTAGCTCTATTCCAGCACTAAACTCGGCAATTGTTATTTCAGGTACTCATTATCGGTACTTTACTACTAATGAACTTACCACGTTTGTTAACACTGCCGTTTTACAGCACACAGACAACCGTACAGACTCGTATGGTAGTAATGTGACCATCTCTAGCATACCTCCTGTTGAAGAGTACCCAGTGGCTCTCCTGGCCTCTGTAGAGGCATTGTGGGCTTTAGCAACTGACGCTTCCTTTGATATTAACATTACCGCTCCTGATGGTGTACAAATTCCTCGTGCACAACGATTTGCTCAATTAAGTCAAATTATTGGTGCTCGTCAAGAACAATATAGAAACCTATGTTCTGCGCTTAATGTTGGCCTATGGCGTATTGAAATAGGTATTTTACGCCGCATTAGCCGTACAACAAACCGCCTTATTCCAGTTTACATGCCTCAAGAAATTGATGACAGTACTGTGCCTGAGCGCGTTTACATTGAAAACAACATGAAGGGTCGCACACCGCTTCCAAGCAATGTTGGCGTTTACGATATTATTCTTACTCAAGGTGATACTTGGAGTACTAATTTTGATTTCCCACTTGACTTAACTAACTATTTAGTTAAGGCTCAAATCCGCACCTACCCAGACTCACCAATTCTTGCTGCAGAAATGGCAGTTACTACTGTTACAGCAACTACTGGCATAGTTACTTTAAGTTTAACTTCAACACAAACATCAAACTTACCACTTAAATCTTTTTGGGATGTTCAAGTTTATAAAGCTGATGGAACGTTTAATCAAACTTATGTAAGAGGTTTGGTATTTGCTAACCGCGCAATTACAGATGAAGCCACTACTGTAGGTAGTTCATTAGCTGCTCCTACGTTTACTGCGTCTACCCCACCTGCTGGTACTCGTACTGTGCCATATTCATATCAATTCCTTGCTACTGGACCTGACCCTGTATTTTACCTTCAAACTGGCACTCTACCAACAGGTTTAAGCCTTGGTAGTACAGGTCTTTTAAGTGGAACTCCTACTACAACAGGTACATATAATTTTACAGTTAGAGTATACAATTCAGGTCTTGGATATAGTACCGCTCAAACAACTTTGCCTTTAAGTAGTTTATATACAGATTTAGCAGTGTCAGTGGTGATTAGCTAATGACTGATGTAATTGTTAATCCAATTGCAACATCTACTGTAATTGTAAGTCCTCCAGTAGGTAGTACTAGTTCTAGTACTACTGTAAGCGTAGGCGCTGCTACTACTGGGCCTCAAGGACCTCAAGGGCCAACTGGGCCTCAAGGACCATCTGGTGGATTTTTTACGTTTACCCAAGCTTCCCCAGCTAGTACATGGACTATTACTCACAATCTTGGATATCAACCAAACATATCTGTTGTTGATTCTGGGGGCTCTCAAGTAGAGGGTGAGACCGTTTGGAGTAGTCCTAACAGTTTAACTATTACTTTTAGTGGCGCCTTTAGTGGCGTAGCGTATTTATCGTAGGAGATATAAATGGCACGTAAATTTTTAACCCCCGTAGATTTAGGTAAGAACGAGCTTCAAAATGCTCGTATTCAAAACTTATCTGGCTCTCCTGCGTCCCCTGTTTCTGGTCAGATTTATTACGATAGCACGGCTAATGTGCTGTACTTTTACAATGGTTCTGGATGGATTAGCGCTGGTGGCGTTCTTGCTGGTGTTATAGGTTCTCGTCCTTCAGCAGCTTCGGGTAACGTAGGTACTTTTTACTACGCTACAGACACCACGCTTTTGTATTACTCAAATGGTACTACTTGGGCTCAAGTTGATTCGTTTGGTTCTCCTGCTAATCTTGCTACTTCTGCGGCTGATGGCACAGCCACTACTTATGCTCGTTCTGACCATGCTCACCGCCATGCTGGAACAGACCACAATAGTATTACACTTAATGATTTAAGCAAGGCTGCCACACTTAGCGCCGACCTTGTTCTTAGCGGTTCTAATACGATTACGGTTGCTAAAACTCCGTCAAATGCAAACGATGTAGTTAATAAAAGCTACGCGGATACCATTGCTACTGGGCTTAATGCTCACGATGCAGTCGGGTATGCATCTACCGCTAATCTTACTGGAACTTACAATAACGGTACCTCAGGCGTAGGCGCAACGCTTACTAACAGTGGAACGCAGGCGGTATTTGCGCTTGATGGCTACACTTTTCTAACCTCTGATGTAACTAACGGTACTCGTGTTCTTCTTAAAGACCAGACTTTTACTGACCAAAATGGTATTTATGTAATAACCACTTTGGGTAGTGCATCTACAAACTGGGTGCTTACTCGTGCTGTAGATTATGATACGTTCCCAGAAGTATCTGCTGGAGATTTTGCTTTTGTTCTTGGTGGAACGGCTAACGGTAAATTTACGTTTGTTCAAATTAGTAAGCCCACACAGATTAGTGGTACAGGTGCGGCGGCTGGTGCAATAACATTCTCTATATTTGCCAACGGTAATATCAGCGGAACTGTTGGTGTAAGTCAGGGTGGAACTGGCTCAAGTTTAACTGCTACAAGTGGTACTTTTCTTGTAGGTAACGGAACCGTATTTACTAACCGTGTTTTAGCATATACTGACCTTGTAGCTACTTCTGCTGCTGCTACATCTAGCACTACTGCAGCAGCCATTACCGTTCAGCACAAAATTGGGCAAAAACTAGGTATTACATTTACTGCTGACGGAACGTTAACTTCATTTACTATTACTCATGGTTTAGGTAGTAGATTTGTAGTTGTTCAAGTTACAGATTCTTCAGGTCTTCAAGTTGAATGTGATATTACTAATACCGCAACTACTACACAGGTATTGTTTGCTGCTGCTCCTACTAATGGTACTATTTACTACTGTACAATTATTGGGTAAGGAGTATTAAATGTCCCGCAAATTTCTTTCACCTATTGGAGTTTTGTCGCAGGCAACTGACCCTACAGGTGCTTCTAATGGTGACTTATACTTCAACACTACCAATAATGTTTACAAACAATACACAGGTTCAACTTGGGTAAACTTAGTTGCACAACCTACTGATGGTGTTGCTGGTGGTCGTATCTTTACTGGGGACACTACTCCATCATCCCCAACAACTGGTGATATTTGGATTGATAGCACTAACTACACAGCGCTAGGTACTAGCGCTAATACAATCAACACCGTAGTTCAACGTGATAATACGGGTGGCTTTTCTGCTGGTGCGGTTTCTTTTACCGCTGGTTCTACTACAGCTGTTGCCTTAACTGCGTCTATACCTACAGGTTCGTCTGCAAACATTTTAGAACTTAAAAGTCCAGATTTTGGTGGGTCAACGTCATTAATAAATGTTGATGTTGCTGGTAACTTAAATTTTACTGGTGGTCAACAAATTAATAATACTGGTGGGTCGGTAAATATTTACAGAGTATCTGCAGGCGATTATATATTCTCAAGTAATAGACTTTATACTTATGGTGCTCTATGGGGAGGTTTTAATGACCTTGGAGCAGTTAGTGGCGCTGTTTCTATAGATTTTTCTCTTCAAAATGTATATAAAATTACTGTTGGTGGGGGCAATGTGACTTTAACAAATCCCAACCCTACTTTATGGTCAGGGCAGTGTGCAACACTTATTATATATACAAGTGGTACTACCACCAGAACAGTCACCTTTAGTACAGGCTTTAAGACTGGTAATACATCCCTATTAACTGGCACTACTAGTGGTAAATATTTTGTGCTTAACTATGTATGTGACGGAGTTACCTTTATTGAAACTTCTAGAACGGCGGCTATCTAATGGCAGTTAAAAGATGGAACGGTTCGGCTTGGGTAGTACAAGCAGGTAGTTCAGCAGCCACTAATGCTGCTACTCCTAATACTATAATTCAACGTGATGGTTCAGGTGGGTTTTCCGCTAGTGGCACGGTAAATTTACCTGCTAATACTATAATTGGTAACGTAAGTTCAACTGAACTTGGTTATCTTGATGGAGTAACTTCTTCAATTCAATCACAATTTGATATTACAAAACCTGTTGCAAGACTAACAACTTCAGCAGGCGCGGTTGGTTCTTCTGAAGCAGTTGTTCTTAGCTACGCTGCGCCTGCAGATAGTATTGTTGTTGGTGATGTGTTTAAATTTACTGGTTATGCTACTCGCACAGGCGCAAGTACTAATAACCCAATATTTCGTATTCGTGTAGGTACTACATCAGGTGTGTTTACTAATGCAGCAGCTGTATCACTGACTCCAGTGACTGGAACATCAAGTACTGTTGCTTATAAGTTTGAAGCGTTATCTACCTGTCGTAGCACTGGTACTTCTGGAACTATGGGTGGAGCGGCATCTGCAACATATGCAGCAGGAACTGGACATCAGGCAATCACTGCTCCTGTAACTGTAAATACAACAGTATTAAATTATATTGAAGCAACAATTACTGCTAATAGTACTACAAACACCTATAATTTTGAACACGCTATTTTAGAGAAATTGCCAGCATAATAGTCTGTAGATTTATCTTAAATTTTTGGATAGTAATACTTTAATAACCCCAAATAGCCATTTGTAATGGTATTCTTATTGTTGGACCATGTGTCTCTACCCCTACTTTTTAGGAGAAATCAGTGGCAAACGCTGAAATTAATTTTGACCCTACCAATAAGTTGCGTACCTCAAGCCCCCAGGCTTTGATTGATACTGACTTTGAGTATGGTACACAGGTCTCCAAGTGGGAAAACCTTGCTATGACCAACAACCGCCCATTTGCTTACGCTAATCCTACTTCACTTGCAGTAACAGCTATGACTATTACTGGACGTACTGTTACAGTAAGCACTACATCTCCGCCAACAGTTGGCACTCCTGTTATTATTAATGACTCATACTTGTCTATTGCCAATGGCGTATTTGTAGTTGAAACTGTTGTTGCTAGCACAAGTTTTACTTATACGGCTCGTGCTACAAGTAGTCTTGCTGGTGGCACATCAATTTTTGATTCTAATAAAACTTCTGTTACTCCAGGAATATATTACACAGCTAGCCAAATTAATCAAACTAATTTAACTGGTACTTCTGCTGTTGGTGTTAATAGTATTACCTCTGATAATTCAGCCAATACCTCTAAAATTACAGTTGCTATGGCTAATGCTCACGGCCTCTCTTTAGGTAATGAGATTCAAGTTGCTTCGGCAACTACTGCTGCAACGGGCGCATTAGGAGCATTTTATGTTGCTCAAGTACTCAGCCCTACTTCATTTGCGTATTATGCTCGCTCTCAAGTAGCAGCAGCCGTTGGTGCTACAGCAGATTTTAAAATTTATGCCCGTACGCAAGGTCAAGTTCTTCATCGCCCATTTGATGGTGGAGTTATTTTCTCATCTAATGCTGGCTCTAACTACGAGTCACAAATTCGACAGACTCGACGTTACTTCCGTTACCAATCTGGTAAGGGTATTCAACTGTCTTCGGGTACTATTCTTAAACCTAACTTCCAAATCGACAAATTATCATACGCTCAATCCACTGGTCTTATTACTATTACGTTTAAAGATGTTCACAACATTCAAACAGTTCCACCAGATGCTCAAATTACAATTGCTAATGCTAATGAACCTGCTTTTAATGGTACATATTTTGTTACTAATGTTGTTAATTATAATACTGTTACAGTTACTCCAACTGCAGGTAAGTTTACTGCTGACGCCACAGCCTCAGGAAACTACTACGTATCAACTTCAGGTTGGTATGGGGCCGTTAACCGCCTTGGTATTTTTGACCAGCAAAACGGTTTGTTCTTTGAATTTGATGGACAAACTCTTTACGCAGTACGCCGCAACTCAACTTATCAATTGTCAGGTCGTGCTAACGTAGTTGGTGGTTCAACTTCTGTAACAGTTAGTTCTTTAGCCACATTTGCTAATGCGGTATACACCAAGCAATTAACTGGTGGGGACTATGTTGTTATTAAGGGTCAATCATATCGTGTAGAAAGTGTTCAAAATGATAGTAATTTTACTATCTCACCTGCTTACCGTGGTGCTACAGCAAACAACGTCATTATTTCTAAGACTATTGATACTAAAATGCCACAGTCGCAGTGGAATCTTGACACAATGGACGGCAATGGGCCATCAGGATATAGATTAGATTTATCTAAAATGCAAATGTTCTACATTGATTACTCATGGTACGGTGCTGGGTTTATTCGTTGGGGACTTCGTGGAACAAACGGTGATGTACTTTATGTCCATAAAATGGCTAATAATAACGTTAACCAAGAAGCATACATGCGTTCAGGTAACCTTCCAGGTCGTTATGAATCAGGAACTATTCCTCCAGTAACCAAGGTAACTAACGCGGTTGCTTCAACTGACACAACAATTACTGTAGCCGATACTAGTGCATTCCCAAGCACAGGTACTCTTTACATTAAAGACTACCAATATGTAGAATATGTATATTACAAAGGTAAGACTCCAACCACATTCCAAAATGTTGTACGCGCACAGGCTGGTAAAGGTACTGGAGCGCTTCCTATTACATCAACCACTGCTGCTGGTTCTAATACAATGACTGTTGCTACTACAGATGTTCAGATTGGGCAGCGCGTTATTGCTACAAGTGCAACGGCTTTGTCAGATGGTACCTTTGTTACTGCTATTGGTTCAGGAACAGTTACACTTAGCCAAGCGGCATTATCTGCTGATCCAAGTGTTATCTTTGTTTCTATGAACGATGGTAATGCTAAAACGTTTACACCAGCAACTAATCCAGTTACTGTTGAACTTGCTTATCCAACACTAGCCCCAACAATTTCTCACTGGGGTACATCGGTCATCATGGACGGCCGTTTTGATGATGATAAGTCTCTTGTGTTTACTTATGGTCAGACTTCATTTACTACTATTGCTGCTGGAACTTCAAAAGGTTTGTTTTCTATTCGTGTTGCTCCATCAGTTGATAATGGTCAAATTGGTGCTTTTGGTGCACGAGAACTTATTAACCGTATGCAATTAACGTTAAGAAATTTAGGTATTTCTACTAAAACTGCTAACGCAAACATGCTTGTACGTGCTTATCTAAATGGTGTTCCAAGTAGCGCTACAACTTGGACCAATGCTGTAGGTGATATTGCTGGTACTGCAAACTCTAGCCTTGCACAAATTGCAGATTACGCTGCTGGGTCTACAACAGTTTCTGGTGGTGAAATTACCGCAGGTTTCTTAGTGGCTGGAACGGACCGCCTTGATTTGCTAGATGTGCGTGATTTAGGTAACTCTGTTCTTGGTGGCGGAGGAGCTAATTCAAATACTCAAATATACCCTGATGGTCCTGATGTTTTAACTATTGTGGTAACTAATTTAGGTGGTTCATCTATTGATGTGCTTGGTCGTCTATCTTGGACTGAAGCACAAGCGTAATTATTTGTAGAATAAGGTGTCTTAATGAAATATTTTTCATTTAATTCAAGCACTAAAAAATGGCAATCTATAAATGCTCCGCTTCCTTTGCCAGCACCAGTTATTAAGTATGATACAAGCGGCTCTTCTGACAACGTATTTACTCTAACCTCTACCTCATTCGCAAATGTAACAACAACTGCTCAAGGAACTGTTCAAGTTTCCATTACTTGTCCATACGATTTATACGCAATTGTTGATTACTCTGCTTGGCTTACTGCTGGACCAAACTCTTCTTCTGAAAGTATCCGAGTATCTACGACTGCAACTGGTACAACAACTTGGTCTCCTGGTGGCGCTAAAGGTTGGGGTAATGCATTGTATACAACTGGTCTTGCAGCCAATGGTTCTGGGCAAAGTGCTTCAAGTAGTTTCACAACTTTACTAAACGCTGGTACAACAACTATTACAATGCAGGCGTACAGAAGCGCAACTACACTTACAACAGCAAACATAAGTTTTCCTTATTTGTCTGTTACTCCAGTTACGTGGGCATAGTAATGGCTTGTAGAACAGGGTGTCCAACCCAAGACCACGCTGATTATGGCGAGTGTTTATTTGCTGCTCGTATTAATATAGATAAAACTAGTTTGAGGCCTTAATGAGTAGAGCGTACACCCCAAGCGGGCGGTTTGACACAGATTTTGAAACCAATGAAATCCATGACGCTATTACTAAAGACCTTACTAATCCAGTAGGTACTACGGTTCAATGGTTTGTATGGAACTCTTCAGCTTCTAATGTTGACCCAATTTATGACGTTGGATCAAACTATTTAACTAGTACTACGGGCGCAAGCATTAATACCACAATGTCTGGAACTGTTGGAACCACGGCTATTACTGTTGTTTCTACTGCTGGAGTAACTGTAGATATGGCAGTTAACGGCTCAGGTATTGCTAAGGGTACTCTAGTTAAAAGTATCTCTGGAACAACAATAACGCTGACTTTACCTAACGTCAACAACATAGCTGCAGCTACAGCTGTAAACTTTACAAGTGATGGTCGTCAATGGAAAACCCCTGTAGATGTTCCTGCTATTCGTGCTGTTGTTAAACAAAGTCAAACTAACCTTATTGAAGAAGGTTTTTACAATGCTGACCGTTTGCATTTAACAATTGATAAAGAAATACTTTCTTCTTTAATTCCAGGTGTTTTAGATGATCCAGACCCATTAAATCGTGACCGTATTGTTTGGAAGGGTCAAGTATACCGACCTCTTATGAATCAATTATTAGGTATTATTTCTGAAAGATTTGCTATTATTAGTTTTGAATGTCAACAAATTATGCCTGAAGAACTGGTTAATGATCCACAGTTCCAGGCTTATGCTAACTAGGAAAATACTATGACAGAAAAATGGCAGAAAAAAGAAGGACAGAATAAAAAGGGTGGCTTAAATGAAAAAGGCCGTAAGTCTTACGAGTCCTCACACCCTGGCTCCGATCTAAAAGCTCCAGTTAAGTCTGGAGACAATCCTCGTCGTGCATCTTTCCTTGCTCGCATGGGAAATGCACCTGGCCCAGAACGTAAGCCAAATGGTGAGCCAACACGTTTGCTTCTTTCTCTGCAAGCTTGGGGAGCATCTTCTAAGGCTGACGCTAAGAGCAAAGCAGCCGCTATCTCTAAGCGCAATGCCGCAAAGAAGGGGAAAAAATAATGGCTGAGAAGAAAAAACCCGCAAAGCCTAAATCCAAGGTCAATGAGGCTGGTAATTACACTAAACCAGCATTACGTGCATCTTTGTTTAAAAAAATTAAGGCTGGTACAAAGGGCGGCGACCCAGGTGAATGGTCAGCCCGTAAAGCCCAACTGCTTGCGTCAGAATATAAAAAAGCTGGCGGAGGATACAAAGACTAATGGCTAAGGAAAAATCACAAAAGTCTTTAGACAAATGGTCTGATGAAAAATGGCGTACTTCAGACGGTAAGGAATCTAAAGGTAAGAAACGATACCTTCCAGATAAGGCTTGGGATTCCCTTAGTGATAAAGAAAAAATTGCTACTAATAAGGCTAAAGCTGCTGGTAATAAAAAAGGTAAGCAATACGTAGCACAGCCTAAAAAAATAGCAAATAAGACTAAAAGTTACCGAAAGGGTTAAACATGGCTGCTAAAAAGAAAGAAAGTCCTGCTACACTTAAAGTGTCAGGTAAAGTTCACCGTGTCTATAAAGACAAAAAAGGTGACGTTGTAGTTGACCATGCTGGCACTAAAAAAGAAAATGGCAAATACGACAAAATTGATTTAACCAAAAAAGCTGGTGCCAAGACAGTTAAAGCTGGTGTAAAAGCCACCAAAGATTGGCATAAAAATAACCCTCATAAAAAGATAGGTAAATAGTATGTGCGCATTATGTGGATGTGGAATGAAAAAGGGTCAAGCTGGATACGGCAAAGGTAAAGGCGCTGCAAAGAAGCTATCTCCAAAGCAAAGCAAAATTGCTGCAAAAGCTGGAAACCCAAAGAAAATTGATGCTGCTGATTTAGCCGCATTACGAAAGACCAAGAAAAAGTAATGTGTGCAACATGTGGCTGTGGACAGCCTAAAAATAAGCATGGCGAAAAAACTCTTGCCGCTGCTAATAAAAAGTTTGCTAAGAAAAAACCAGCAAAGAAGGTGAAAAAATAATGTGTAAAAAGTGTGGTAAAGGAAAGTGCGCTTGTGGTCCAATGAAGGCTTCAGATAAGAAGCAAGATGCTAAGACCATGAAGGGTATGACTCCTGCACAGAAGGCTAAGTTCGCTAAGGAAGATAAGAAAATGGACAAGAAGCCTATGTCTCGCAAGGAAGATACCAAAAAAGATAACGCCCTTGCTAAGAAAATTAAGGGTAAAAAGTAGGGACTGTAGTTCCAAAGAAGTATCCTATAAATAGGAATGATTTAGCCCTTGCAAAGGGGCTTTTTCATTTACACTTATAAGTAGTTCCATTGCAGGAACTGAAATACCCACTGCGAAATACCCCTGCGACTCCGCCAAGGAGATTACATTATGGCAAGCGATAGAATCTCTTCAGGTTCCGTCACTGACTTTTACGACGGCGCTGCTGGCGATGAGTCCTTAGGTAATATGGTGTGGTTTCTTATGGGTATAGCTCGTAGTGGGGGCTTTCGTTGAACGAACAACCTGATGCTATTCTTGGAGCAGTTAAAAACCAAGAACATGAACTCACTTCTCTATTAAAAAGTACGGCTACTCAACACGGCTGGGACGATCACATTGTATCCAATCTTACCGCTAAGGTTGTTGGCGACCAAATTCATGCTATATACCCAGAACATTTACGGGATTCTGTATTCAAACTTGAGTATGGACATGAGGCTAACCCACCTAGACCTGCATTTAGAGACTTTAATGTTAAATCCGAAAGCCTTATCGATCAAGCATTAGGTGAAGGTTTTATTAACGAATTAATGCGGGTGATGTCATAATGACATTTGTAATTGCTGAAGATGCCGCCCTTAAAACCTACCTTACTGGCATGACGGTATCAGATGAAAAAAACGCTTCCCGTTCTGTTAAAGTCTGGTTTGGGTTTCCTGATGTAGAAATCCGTGCCCAAGAATTTCCTTTTGTAACCATAGAACTTGTCAATGTTCGCAACGCTATTGAGCGCCAAACCTCTGGTTTTATCTACGACCAGGATTTTTCAGGTACGGTAACCCCTTCAGGTAATTTGTATTATGGATATGAAGTACCTATTGCTTATGATTTGTTGTATCAAATTAGGTCTTATGCCAGACATCCACGTCATGACCGCGCTATAATTTTTCAGTTAAGCCAAAAATTTCCTGGTATGCGTGGGCACCTCCCAGTCCCTAACGACCTAGGCACTTCCACTGCTTATCGCCATATGTTCCTTGAAAGCACATTAAAAAGCGATAGGGCCGAGGGTGACAATGGAAATAAACGTCTTCTACAAAATATCTACACAATAAGAGTTGTTAGCGAAATGACTCCTATGCCTAATTCAGTTACACCTGGACCAAAACCAACATCCGTAAAAATTAATAAAGAAGTTACTTCATCAGTTCCTTCTACAATGACAATTGTTAACTAGTTATTAAAACCTTACTAAGGAGAAACAATGGCTTCAGCCCCATATACTAAGCCTGGCGTGTACGTTGAAGAAACACTTACGCCTAATTTGCCTGTTGCACCTGCAATATCTAACTCTGTTGCTGTACTTATTGGTGTAGCTGACCGTGGTCCTACAACCACATCTGGTGCTAACGTTGTAGGTGTTCCTACTCTTGTAAGTACTTGGTCTGACTTTGTTAACACGTTTAGTTTTGGTTCTAGTACTAATACTTTTAGTGGCGCTGGTTTAAGTATGTCCACAACAGGTACAGCTTCTTCAGGAGCAACTACTGTAACAGTTGCATCTACTGCAGGTATTACTGTGGGTATGGGAGTGTCTGCTACAAACATTGATCCTTCTACTATAGTAACAGCCATTTCTGGTAGCGTAGTTACATTATCTTTAGCAACTACTGCAGCCTTTACAGCGGCTGCTATTAGTTTTAATAACAACCCACTTAAGTACGCTGTTAAATCTTTCTTTGATAATGGTGGCGCAGGGTTATACGTACAGCGTGAAATCAATACAGACGCTACAAAAGCAGGTATTAGTTTCCGAGATAGTAACGGTACAGCAACAACTGTTAATACAAACAGTACGACCGCAGTAACTGCAACGGCTTCCGCCTCTGCTACATCACTTGCAGTTCTTAGTACCTCAGGAATAGTTGTTGGTCAAAATATAACAGCGGTTTCAGGTTTAGCTGCAACTACTACAGTTACCGCTATTTCATCAGTAGTAGCAACAACTATTTCTATTAATACAGCATCATCTGGAGTTTCTACTATTACAGGTATAACACCTACTGGAGTTGTTCCTGGTCAAATGATTACAGGTACAACTAGTATTACTGCAGGTACTTATGTAAAATCTACTACTGCAAGTACCGTTGTTATTTCAGCTACTACAGCTAGTGCTATAAGTAATCAACCATTAGTATTTACTGCTAACAATCTTACAATATCTCCTGCTACAACTGGAACTGTTGCTGATGCGGCAGTAGTAACTCTTGTAGGTAATACGTTTGATTTTACAACAAGTACAACTGCACTAAGTATTATTTCTACGGCTGCAACATTTCCAACAGCTACTGTTGGTAAATCAATTAGTTTTTCTGGCGTAACCGCTACAGGATATACTGGATTAAACTCGGGCCGTTATGTTATTAGTGCAGTATCCGCTGATGCCAGTTCTATCAGCATTGTTTACAAGGGAACTGCAATACCTATTGCTGGTCAATCAACCGCTGTATCTGTCGTTAATGCTGCAGTAAGTACAACCCCAACACTTACAGTTACTGCTAAAGACCCAGGATCATGGGGGCAAGATGTATGGGTTGGTATTTACCCTAATAACAATGCACTTTACTTTGATCTGCACGTATTCTACTCAGCAACTGCGACCTTATCTACACAGTTAGTTGATGCTAACCGAGTAGAGCGTTTTACTAAATTAAGTATGGATTCAACAGACCCACGTTATTTTGTTAATAACATATCTTCTAAGTGGATTACTGTGGCAGATGCTAATTCAGCGGCTACTGATTACAACGACCTTCCAGCGTTTACGGGTGCATGGGGAACAGCAATTACTTCAGCCACTTCAGCAAATGTTATAGCTACTACAGGAGCTTTTACTTGGAATTCATCAGGATTTAGCACCTCAACAATTCAAGCTGCTAAACTTGGCCTTGCTTCAACTACAAATGCAACATTAGCTGCTAGTAGCCAAACAGGGTCAGATGGAACAACAACAGCAACAGCGGCTACGTATACCTACCCACAACTGGATAATATTTCACAACCACTTATTATTAACCATGTTGCTAGAACAGATGCGACAAGCATTAATGCTTTAACATTATATGCTGCAACTCGTACTGATTCTTTTGTAGTAATTGACACATTAAACGATACTGTAAGTAACACTTTAAGTGCTATTAAGAGTTATAACACTAATCAAAACTATGGTGCTGCTTATTACCCTAATATTGTTATTAATGATCCCGCTTCAACTACAGGCGCTCCTAAAACAATTGCACCAGGTGGAGCAGTTGCTGCTCTGTACACTGTTACAGATACTTCAAGAGGCGTATTTAAGGCACCTGCAGGTTCAGCTACCCGAATTAACTCAGCCGTATCTGTATATTCTTTAAGTTCTGATGAATTTAACACAATTGGTGGAACTACCCCTAATCTAAACATTATTCGTTTTGTCCCAGGAGCGGGTATTTGCATCATGGGTGCTCGTACATTAAAGAGTGCCAACACTGATATATATGTACCAGTACGTAGATCGCTTAATTATTTATCATCAAACCTAAAAAACATTACACAGTTTGCAGTGTTTGAGCCTAATGATGCAAATCTATGGGCAAAAGTTAATGGTATTGTTTCAGGATTCCTTGATGGGTTCTGGCGCAACGGTGGTTTGAGTGGAGCATCTTCTGCTCAAGCTTACTACGTTAAGTGTGATGGTTCAATTAATACTCCAGCAGCGGTAGCCGCTGGTGAACTACGCATTGAAGTTGGTGTTGCTTTACAGCGACCAGCCGAATTTGTAATTATTAAAATTGGTCAAATTGATGGTGGCGCTACTGTCACCACTTCGATTTAAGGAGAATTGACACATGTCTGAAAAACCAACTACTATCAGCGTAATTGATGATAGAGCCACAATCAATACCGACCCATTACGTCGGTTTAGGTTCCGTGCGGTATTTAAACCCGCAGTAGGTACCGCTACATTTGATTCACGTATTACCTCTTTTAGTGGTGGTTTCAATACCATTAATGGCTTAGGTATCTCAGTCAATGCTGTGACTTACCGCGAAGGTGGCTACAACACTACTGACCACAAGATTCCAGGTCAAGCATCATTTTCAGATATCACGCTTTCTCGTGGTGCTTTGTATGGTAATGATGGCGCTATTACTTGGATGCGTGGATTATTTGCCGCTGCTGCTGGTGACGGTATTGCGTTGTCACAAGCAAGCGGTGGAGGATTCCGTTGCAATGTGGCTATTTATTTAATGGATCATCCAAATGCAGCTGGTGTAACTAACGTTCCTCGTATGGGTTTTTATATCCATAATGCTTGGATTAACAACATTACGTACTCAGGTCTTGATGCTGGCTCTAACGATTTATTATTTGAAACAATGACGCTTTCACACGAAGGTCTTTCAGTAGCAATGTTAAACGTAGCCGCAGATGGAACTATTACAGCAGCAACGGGAAGCAAACAACCTGCAGGATTCTAATTTGTAGTATACTAATATGGATAATAATAAGGAGAATCAATGAGTTTTAGTGACATTTCTGAAATTAATAATTTAGCTAAAGAGTTTGAACAAGCGTTTTCAATTGAAGACAAAGTAAAAATTACAACAGAAGCACCTATATCTAATGTAGTTGAATTACCTGGTGGATTTGTTCTTTCTAACGGAACTCTGGCTACCACAGCAGAAGTTCGTGAATTAAATGGTCTTGATGAAGAAGAACTTGCTAAAGCCACAACAGCTAATCGTATGTTACACACAGCGTTTTCTAAAGGTTTAGTATCTATTGGTGGTAGTGAAGCGTATAAAGAAAATTTAAATACTTTATTATCTGGTGATAAAGAAGCAATTCTTCTTGGTATTAGAAATGTTACATTTGGGTCAAAAATTCCCTATACGTATACTTGCTCGTCTTGTTTAGAAGAACAAGATACTGAAATTGATTTACTAAAAGATGTAGAAATTACTAAACTTAATGATCCTGTTAGTGACAGAATCTTTACAGTAAAACTAAAAAATGGTGAAGCTGTAGTAACACTGCCAAATGGTGTTACTAATAAAAAACTAATGGATGCGGAAGATAAATCTACTGCTGAATTGGTAACTATTATTTTGTCAGGATGCTTAGTTAGCATCAATGGAACACCTTCTTTAGGGGTACAAACTGCCCTTAATCTTGGTATTTTAGATAGAGAGACTATCATCTCTGAAATCTATAGGCGCACCCCAGGCCCACGCCTTGGGGAGGTGACTAAGGCTTGCAAGGCATGTGGTAATGAAACTCCATTACCACTAAGTCTGGCTAGCTTATTTCGTATATAAATACGAAAACTACGTTGATTTAATGGACTCCTACGAAGCACTATTCCGAGCATTTCCTGGTTGGAGCCTTTCTGATGTGCGCTCCCTTTCCTACAGGGAAAGACTTAACTGGCTACTACGAGCTACTAGATAGGTGTTGAAATGGCTAATAACCAGAACTTTGGCGATATGATTTCATCGCTTACTGGTGTTGTAAACAAACTTAACAGTGCCATTAATAATATGTCCAGTGGTTTGAAGAACCTGGGTAATCAGTCTCAAACAATGTCTAATACATTTGGTGGAGCTCCATCTATGGGAGGCTATCAAAGTTCAGCCCCTACTCCTCCTAGGTTTTCTAGTTATTATGAACGTACTCAGTTTGGAAAAATTTTAGGTAGTACTTTTGGGCTTGCTGCTGGTCTTGCTAGCGCAACAGCAATGGCTCTTCCTACTACTCAAGAAGCTGTAGATGTTCAAGCTCTTGCTGAACGTATGCGTTTTTATGGTGGTGGTACTGGGTTTAGCGCTTCAGGTAAAATGGGCGGTGCTTACCAAACCCCTAAAGACGCTATGCGAGCACAACTTCAAGCTTCAGTTATGGGTACAGCTACTAGCCCAGAAGATGCTGCACTTGCTACAAATGCGGCCGCTCAACGTGGGTTACTTCCAGGTTTACAAAACTTTGGTGCTGGTAAAGGTTACTCGGGAATTATGGGCGGTGCCGCCTTAGCGTCTAACCTTTCCCCTGGTCTTGGGTTAGCTGGAGGCGTAGGTGTTATGGCCTCATTAAATAGCCCACAATTAATTAACATGTCTCGTATGTTTGGTATTCAAATCCGTAATGCCAAAGGCACAGGAATGATGGACTTACCAAATATTATTAATCAGTTGTACGATATTTTATCTAAAGCTGCTCCAGTTACTAAAGAAAATATTGCTATTTCAGCAATGCCTGGTAACTCTCTTGATAGCATTTTAAATCAATACTTTGGAATGGACCCTAACGTTCGTAGTGTTGTTATTGCAGGTTTAATTCAAAGAGCTTCTGGTGATAAAGGTTTTGGAAAAGCCGCTCTTATGGGAACAGGTGGCCTTACTGCTGGTATTGCATCTACAGGTAATAGAGCAGCATCTGAATTAAATTTACTACAACAATTTTCAGGTAGTACTGTGCGTAGCCTAATTGGCGCAAATAATGTATTACAAAGTTTATATGGCGGTCTTGTTAATGCTGGTGGAGATAATAGTAAAGGCAACAGCGTTATTTCTGGTGTTCAAAAATTTAGTACTAATTTAGAAACACTTGCTGGAGCACGAGGTGGCGCAGGACAAATACTTATTGATTCTATAATTGGTGCAGGTACTACTGGATTATCTGGTTTTGGTCCAATAGGTAAAATGATTGGTGCTACTGGCTTAGGTGCTGGAGCTTATTTTGGTTATAAGGAATTACAAAAATTAGGATTAAATAGCACAACTCCAAATAGTCCATTTGCAAAAGGTTCAGGTATGAATGGTGAAACTTTTAGTCCAACACAGGTTGGAGTAACTCCATCTACTGCTGGTCCTATTTATACAGGTGCTATTACTATTAATGTTTCTGGTGGAACTGACCAATACAATACCGCGTCTGCAATTACTGACGCTTTAACAAGGGCAATGTAATGGTTTTACCACCACAAGAAACATATACTTTTAGTAACCCAGGTGTTGCAGGTGGCGCTGGAGTAGAGAGCAAAGTTAATGCTGCTCTTAAAACCCCATGGGTTGATGACATTGATAGAATAAAAAAAGAAGTTAGTCCAACAGGCCTTAATGGTTACAAATGGAATTTACCTCCACATAAATGGAGCCTTCCTGTAGAACCATCTTTAGATGATATGGTAGTTGACCCTGCAACTAGAGCAATTGGTGCTACTCATAAGTATCGCCGTGGTCGTATATATTGGTATGCTCGTGTAGATAATGAATATGTAAATAGTAATAAATACAATGCTGATATTAAAAATGATCCTCGTTACGGGTTTCAATTTATGTGGAATCCAACCGAGTTTAGTACCTCAGTAGCCACTAATATGAGTGTTACGCCAAGTTTTGCTGACAAGTTTGCCTCTGTTGTAGGAGCATTTCCCAGTGGACAAGCCCTCAGTATTTCATTTGTTTTAGATCGTACTAATGATTTTGCTTGTCTTAATTCATTGGGTATTAGTGATGATCAGCTTACTTACTTAGACAAATTAGTTAATACTAAACTTGGTAACGATAGTACAGTGTTAGGTAAATCAGTAGCGGCTTTATTGCCTGAATTAGGATATTACCCTGGACTTTCTTTTGATTACGGATTTGCAGAGACACTTGGGGAAAAAGTTATTGATTTACTTCGTTATGGAACTACTTCTGATCTTGAATATATTTATAAAGCTATCAATGGTCCAGGTTGGACTAACGTAGCTACAGGTCGCAATACATCTGAAATTGGTTTTCTTCGCCCTACGCTTCTTCGCATTGACCTTGGCCCATTAAGTTATTTAGGATACGTCAGTTCTATGAACGTGGCTCATAATAAATTTACTAAGGGAATGATTCCTATGGCTACTACGGTAGATTTACAATTTAATTTAATGGCTACTGCAGGTTTGGTGACAAAATAATGGCTATTCGAGCAGGCTCTAGGTATGAAAAATCTATTGTAGATTATTTTAAAAAAACTGAAAATGGAATTACATATCCAATTGTTTTTTATTCTGCAGATAGTTTAACATCAATTAAATTTATTTTACATACTTTTACTAAAGGTGAAACATTAACTGGATTGTCATGGAGATATTTTAATCGACCAGATGTTTGGTGGATCATTGCTGAATACAATCCTGAAATTACTGATTTTGTAAATATTGCTGGCGGAACGGTTTTGCGTATACCTCATGTTTAATTATGTAGCTATTGAGTTTCCGTTGTCGCAAAATCCGCCACAACGTATTTCTTCGTTTACTCTAAAACAAGAACGCTATGCTCATGAAATTGCTACAGCCAGGTTTAGAGATTGGGGCGTACGTTATACAAGTATAAAGCCTGGTGACCCTGTACGTTGTGTGCTTAGAGGTAAAGATTCTAGCCGTGAATTTGTAGGTTATGTACATGATATTAAACCTAATATTTCTCCTAGTGCCAATTTTACTGAAGTAACAATTATTGGAGCTTCGTACAGATTAAAGCAAGCTAGACAACGTGTGTTTGAAAACATAACTTCTTCGGATGTTATACGTTCTATTGCTAATGATTATAATTTTAGTAGCGCTCACGTTGTAGATCACCCAAGAGTGTTTGAACAAATAACGCAAGCTGGACACACTGAACTACAACTTATGAGCCGTCTTGCTAAACAATGTGGATACTCACTTAGAATTGAAAATACATCAATTTACTATGCTCCATTTACATATAATTATTCTCAAAAACGTAACAACGCTAAAACATTTGTTATGAGTGAAGCTAACGATCCAGGTGGTTCTACGTTATATTCATTTCAATTAACTCTTGGAGATAGTGTTGCGTATCGAGATTCATATAAGTCTGCTGTTCAAGTAGGTGGCGTTAACCCACAAAATAATGAAGTTAATCTTGTAACTAATCCTCGCCAGCAAACTATTAATCAAACTAGTGCTACTGAATTTTTTGATAGTTTTGCTACTAATGTTGTTGCTCCTAGTTATGAAGCTGCTGCGTACGAAGCAAAAGCTGCGGATGAACGCAACAGATTTCCTTACCGTGCTCGTATACAAGTTATTGGAACTCCAGAGCTTAAGCCAGATGATCCTATTTATTTAGATGGTCTTGGACCTAATTACACTGGTTATTGGGTTGTTATGTATACAGAGCATAGTGTTGTTGAACAATCTCCAAACATTTTAAAATATACAACAATTGTTGATGTAGGTGCTGACTCTATTGGACAAGCTCAAGTATGGGAAGGTCAAGTAGTTACTGCTCCAACCAATATAAGTATAAGAGCACTAGTTCCAGATACTAAAAATGTCCCAGTTCAAAACGCATCATTATTAGTTGAAGGTACTGGTTATTATAATAACTCTGGATTTACTGAAGTTACTAATAGAACTACAGAATCAAATGTTAAACCTTACACTTGGCAATCAATAAACCCTTCATATTTAAATAATTTATCTGATATTAAAAATCGCACTAATTCTGTAATTAATAGGTTAAGGAACAAAAATGTACTCTGACCTTATTACTGGTGACTTATCAGATAAAAGATTTTTTGGTATTTATCGGGGGTTAGTTATAGATATTAATGACCCTAATAATCAAAATAGAATTAAACTGCAAGTACCTCAAATTTTAGGTAAGGCTGTTACAGGTTGGGCTTGGGGAGTAAGTCCAGCCGTAACAGCTACGTTATTTGTGCCAGACCCAGGTACAGGTGTTTGGGTAATGTTTGAAGGCGGAGACCCCAATTTCCCACTATGGCTAGGAGCGTTCTAATGGCTATTATTTTTAATTCTGTTTCTTCAAATAGCGTTATACCTGTAGAAACATATTCAATAGCTCTTCCATTTAATATATCTAGTAATAATAAAATAACTACTGTACTTGACTCTTCTCCTAAAGCGTGGAGAGATAGGGTACTAAGTTTGTTATCTACTGGAATTAATGAACGTGTTTGGTATTATAATTATGGTGCTAATTTAGATGGACTTTTATACGAAAGCGCAGCCAATGCTGTTGAAATAGGTCGTCAAGCTATTAAAGAAATGTTTATTTCTTGGCTTCCATCTCTTACTCTTCGTCAAGTGGTTCCTGGCTACGATAGTGATACTGGAACGCTTGAACTTAGTATTATATATAAACTTCCCAGCGGGGACACAGATTCTGTTACAATATCTACAGCCTCTCTTACGGCTGCAGGCGAAACTATTAAGGGCGTATAATGGCTAATAATTTGTACCTTCCACAGGTAGATTACACTTCACGAGACTACGCGTCTATTCGTGATGATTTAATTGCGCTTATCCCTAACTTTACTCCACAGTGGACTTCGCGTGATGCTAACGATGTTGGTATTGTACTTCTTGAGTTGTTCTCATATTTGGGCGATCTTCTTAATTTTCAAATTGACCGTGCTGCTAATGAATCATATTTAGGTACATCTACCCAACGTGACACAGTTATTGCTATCGCTAGTTTACTTAACTACACACCAAATGGTAATAGTCCTGCTTCGGGTATAGTTACATTTTCTAATTCAGGCGCGTCTGACGTTGTTGTTCCTAAAGGTACTCAAGTTAGTACATCTTCTGATGGAGTAAACCCCAGCATTATTTTTACTACAACCGCTGAGATTAATGTACCAGCATTTGCATCAGGCGTTAATGGTGTAGCAACGGCTACAGTGACTCAAGGGATTTCAACAACTGAAACTATTGGTACGTCTGATGGAACTATTAATCAAATTTATGCTCTTACTAATCAAAATGTATTTACAGAAGTTGGTTTAATAGTTTCTGTAAGTGGTCTTCAATACACAAAAGTTCAACATATTGTTGATTATGGTCCTGACGAACCTGTGTATTCAACTTATACTGATGGAACTAACACTACTTATATTTTTTTTGGTGATGGTGATTCAGGCCGTGTGCCACCATCAGGAACTTCAATTAGCGTTACGTATAGCTATTCTGCAACTCCAGGAAGTCTTGGAAACGTTGCTTCTGGTACTGTAGTTAATATTAATTCAGACAATATTTCGTTTGGTACTCTTACTGTTACAAATGCGGCTGTTTTTGCAGGCGGTGCTGACCCTGAGTCTACAGATTCAATTCGTATTAATGCACCAGCAGCATTGCGTACTCTTAACAGAGCCGTATCTTTATCGGACTACGGTCAATTAGCTTTACAGGTTAGCGGTGTAGCTAAAGCAAATGCTATTGGTACTTCTCTTGCATCTATTGTTTTGTACATTGCTGCCAACGGTGCTGCGGCTAGTTCTACTGCATTTAAAACAACTGTAGCTAATTACTTTACAAATAAAATGCCTCCTGGAACATCTCTTAAAGTTTTAGACTTTACCCCAGCATATCCATATTTAAATGCCACAGTTAACGTATTGCCTAATTACAATGTTTCTAACGTAGGTGTTGCAGCACAGTCTGCTTTGTACAGTTTGTTTGCTTTTGACAATGTAACTTTTAATGACACAATTTCTCAAGGAGATGTCATCTCTTCATTAAAAGCAGTAGAAGGTGTAGCAGGCGTTACGCTTAATGACTATGAAAAACTTCCTTCTATTTACTCACAATACGCAACGGTAACTGCAACAACTACATCTTCAACAACATTAACTACTTCGGTTACTGTAGATAGTTCGGCTGGGTTATGGGCAGGTGCCGCTATTACATCTATAACTAATGGTTCTTCAACTTTGTATTCTTATACTACCCCTGTAACTACTATTCAAAGTATTACTAACAGTACTACGGTAGTTATAACTAGCACTCCTACAGCAGTTACCATAGCTAGTGGTGCTGTTATTACAGTTCAAGGTAACGCGGGAACTACAGATTTAACTTGTGGAATCAATGAAGTTCCTGTACTTAACCCTAACTACATCTATGTCTTTACTACTGGTGGAACATCGTAATGGCTCAAGTACCAGTTACTGCTCCTAACTTTACAGTTAATGCAGATGCACGACCATCTAATTATTTAGTTAATCATATTAGTTGGGATGCGCCTAGTGAGAATATTAACTGGTCTGAGGTACGCCTTATTAGAAACACCGCGGGATACCCAGTAAACATTAATGACGGTGTTCAACTGTTTACCGAACAGTCTTACTCTATGTACGCAAAAGTTGCATCTGTACACGCAACAGGTTCTATTTCAGCCATTACTTATACAGGTGGTGGTACTGAAGGCTCTGGTTCCGAATTTACTACGTATACCGCAGTAAAACAAAGTGCTACTTCTGGTTCTGGTACAGGAGCTACTTTTGATATTGTACGTTCTTTAGATGTGCTTGGTGCAGTTTCCTCAGTAACTATTCGCTCCGCTGGCGGTAGTTACGCAGCAACCAACACTATTACTATTCCTAAAGAAAGTATTGGATACACGGCTACAGGTTTTGGTGCTTCAGTTACTGACTTAACAATTACTGTAGGCAGTATCACTAGCGGCGCATACGGTATTAAAACATTAGATACAATTGCTCAACCTGCTTTGCAAAGTACGTCGGTTAACGGAACTTATACTAACGTAACTGCTTTAAATACAGATACCGCTGCTGGTTCTGGCGTATCGTTTGATGTAACTAGAACAAGCGGGTCTTCTACTGCAACTATTAGATCAACAGGTTCTGGGTATAAAGTTGGAGATATTGTACGCATTCCTGGATACAATCTTGGCGGTAGGGTATCTACTACAGACTTAGGGCGCACAGCGTCTTTTCATGTTTATGATAACGGTTCTGCTACAGGACTTACTACCAATCCTGGTTATGGGGTTACAGGAACTTATTTAAGAGCTCCTAAGTATTATTACTCAGTGTTTCTCAAGTACACAATTAATGGCGAAACTACTGCTAGATGGAAAAGAATAGCTACTACATCTAGTTATGCTATTAAAGACAACGGCACATTAGATACCATACTTGGACATCTTCCTTTATTTTATCGAAAAGATTATCAAGGCAAAGATAATAAAGACTTAAGAGATTTTATGCGCCTTATTGCTTTTGCGTATGACATAGCAATTACATACAACAACGCCGTGTTTAATTCGTCTAACTCTTTAAATATAGATGATAAACTTTTAGACCTTACGCTTAAACAGTTTGGTTCTAAATTAAGTGACGTTGTTAGTGTAGCTCAAGGAAAAACTCTTTTAAATAATATTATTAGGTCTTATCAAGAATCTGGTTCTCTTAAAGGTATTCAAACTTTTAGTTCTAGTAGAACTGGATATGATACCTCTGTAGTACCTGGTCGTAACTTACTTCAAGATGCTGACACATCTTCGTTTGTTGAATCAACTGGCGCCTGGTGGCCTTTAGCAGCAAGTTCTTACGCAGCAGCTTCTCCTTATGCATCTAACCTTGTTTGGGCTGCTCCAATTTCTGCGGGTTCTGCTTCTTCAACTATTACATCTTATTTTGATACTAATGGTGTAACTCTTACTGGAGCTAGTAACGTAGGAACTCTTATTACGGTAGCAAATACTACTGGTTTACTACCTGGAAGAGCGCTAACAAAAACAGCTGGTAGTGGTACTCTTGCAGCTGGAACAGTAGTTACCTCTATTGTTAGTTCTACTCAATTTAAAGTTAATATTGCTCCTTCGTCTTTATCGGGAGCAACTTTAGTTGCGTCTTCTAACATTTTGTCAGGTATGGCAAAAAATACATCAACAACTGTAGCAACAACCGCATATTATTTAGGGCTTAGACCAGGTCAAGCTGCTGCAACTGCTGCTTCTGGTACTAACGTAGTTACTGTTAAACCTTCTTTAGCTAAAGTTGGCGATTACATTATTGCCACAAATACTAGTGCTGCTAGCAAAAGTTTTTTCCCACCAAATACAGTAGTAACTGCCGTTAATGCGTCATCTGTTACTCTATCTAATAACTCTTTAGCATCAATTGCTTCAGCAACTGCGCTTGTGTTTACCTCTAATGTACAAGCTGCAAGTTGGTCGGGTTCAACTACCAATGCAGTACAAGCAACTGTTTATTCAAGTGATTACACATCTTCTTTATCTGCTTTGCCTACTGTAGAGCCTGGAAAACCATACGCATTTAGTTTTTGGTTTAACGCAGGAGGAACTGCTGCTGCAACAACTACTGCAAGTATTACTTTTTATAATGCTTCTGGAAATAGTATTTCTACTACTAGTGCTTCTTCTACGGTAGGAGCTGTTGTATCTACTACCTCTTGGTACAGAAATAGTGTTACAGGTACTGCTCCTGCAAGTGCGGTATACGCGCAACCAAGTTTTGCTGTGTATCCAAATTATTTTGTAGATGCTATGCAATTTGAAAGTTACATTACCTCTAATGCTGCCTCGTTAACTTCAAACGTAGTTACCATACTTACAAATGTTGCTCATGGTTTTACTACTACTAATAACGTAACTGTAGTTGGTTATGGCTCACCTATTGATGGAACTTTCCCTATTGCAAGTATACCAACAACTACATCTTTTACTTACGCAGTTACTGCTAGTAATATTACTGCTATAAATACTACTGGATACGTTGCTTCAGCATCCACATTTCAAGATGCTCGTACAACTACAGTAAATATATTAGCTAACCGTAGAAATCTTATTACTAATCCAACATTTACAACAGCAACTACAGGTTGGTCAGTTAGTACATCGGCAGTTACAATAACATCAACTAATGCTCAATCAATTTATGGAACTACGTCTTTAAAAGTAGATTCTCCAGTATCAGCAGTTACATATATTTATAATACCAACAGAATTGCAGTAGTTCCTAGCAATGATTACACTGCGTCTGCTCATGTTAAATGGGGTTCTGGTGCTGGAGTTATATATACAATTGAAATTGATTGGTTTGTAGCTTCTTCAGGTGGTTCGGCTATTTCTACAGCATCAATGTCATCTTACTTTAATGCTGCTGGTACACAAGTAACTGCAACTACTGCTGCAGTTTCTACAGCAACTGGTTGGAATAGGTTATTTGTTTCTGGACGTTCACCTAGTAACGCAAATTTTGCTGAAGTGCGTATTATTCGTACTGATGCTGCTGGTAATACAGGAACAGTATATGTAGATGCAGTTATGTTTGAAAAATTATCCGTGCTCAAGCCTTACTTTGATGGTTCTTTTGATGGACAAAGTTACGCTGACGATAGGGATTCTTTGTGGGAAGGTACAGCAGATGCTAGCGTCAGCCACCTGTACTATAACCGTGTGTTTAACTCTGGTAAAATTGATTCTATGATTACGGATGGTATGTTCTATGCTTAGAAGAGCCAGCCAAAGTGGTTTAGCATCCGCTATTAAATCAATTGCTTTTGATTCAACAGCCCCAACAGTTGCAACAGCTGCTGCCGTAACTCTTGTTGTTACCACTGTTGATAATCATAACCTGTATCCTGGTGCTCGTGTTTCTTTTACTGGTATTGCCAGTTCTAATAGTGATGCTGCTTATAACGTAACTGGTCAATGGCTTTATAAAATTATTAGCCCTACATCCTTTAGCATTACGCCTACTCTTACTTATGCTTCACAACCTACGTTTACTCTTACTAATGCAACGCTTTGGGCTCCTAATGCAGCACTTAATGCTTACAACATTCTTTATGGACAACCTGTAACTATTCCTAGACCTACGTTCTATAACTACGCTTATCCTACAATTACTGCTACTCCTTCTGGTACAGGGGTTCTTGTTACTTGGGATGCAAATGGAATTGCAAATCCTGCAATTGATTCTGTAAAAGTTGAAAGACTTAGTGGAAGTTCAGTAGTTGCAACTTTATCTTCTGGAATAGACGCTACAAATTTTGCTAATACAATATTTGAAACTGGTTTGGCTGGTGTTACTTTAGCTACTATTGGTTCAGGAAATTCTTACACGTACAGAGTTACTGCTAAAAGTCCTCTTCAATCAAATATTATAACGCAAGATATAACTACTCTTTATTATAATAATATTGCTAGTGTTACTTCTTCAGTTCCACCAGCAACACCTACATATATTCAAGTATCTTGGGCAGCTGCTACAGGTAATACTTCTGTAAGTAACTATGAAGTTGAACGTGCAACTAATAGTGGATTTACTGTAGGGACATCTACGCTATCTACAGCAGTATCTGGAAGTTCAACTTCGTACATAGACACTACGGCTGCAATTAGTACAGATTATTACTATCGTGTTCGCGCTAGAAAAGATTTTACCTACAGTTCAACTAGTTACCCTATGTACAGTAACTATGCAACAACAGCTTCTTCAATTCGTGTAACTGCTATTAATACTACATTAAATGTAAACACTATTTCTAATACTTCTTATGGTACAGGCGCAGTAGTATCTGGAACTATATCTCCTAACCCAACTGGTGGCACAGTAACTATTACTGAGTCTGGAGTAACAGTAGGTACAGCAACAGTAGGCTCTTCAGGAACATATACAACTACGTTGTCTACGACTACTTCCGTTGCTACACACAATTTATCTCTTTCATATGGTGGTAATGGCATTTACCAACCTTCAACAAATACAGCAAGCTTTACAGTTAGCAAAGCTAACACTTCTATAACGGCAGTTCCTGGCTCTGCTACTACATATCCATCTACACCAACAATTACTGGTAGTGTATTACCAAACCCAGGAACTTTAACTTGGACGTTTACACTTACTGGAAATTCTGTTCCAGATTTGTCAGGAACAATTAACTCTAGTGGTAATTACAGTTTTGTAGCACCTAGCGGCAACGCAGGTACATACTCAGGTACCGTAGCTTTCCCAGGTAACGCAAATTACAACGCCTCTAGCTCAAGTGTTTCATATACAATTAATTCAAATGCTACTAATACTACAGGGGCAGTATCAACAACAGTAATAAATATTGGTTCGTCAGTAACGCTTTCCGTTAACCTTAAAACTGCTTCTGGTTCAAACGTGGCTAGTCAAACTGTTGGTTGGGAAGCGTCTACAGATAATAGTAATTGGAGCCATATTACTACGGCAACAACAGATGCTAGCGGTAATGCTACATACGTATGGACTCCAGGATCATCGTCGTGGAATTACGTCCGTGCTTACTATAACGGTTCTACTAACTACGATGCAAGCATTGGATCAGCAATTGCATTTAATATTAGGGCTAAATACACGGTTACTACAACAGTATCTGGTACTGCAAATACGTATAAATATTACGCTAAAATTGCAACTAATGGTCAAGTTGCCTCTACTTGGACAGCCCCAACAATTAGTGGAGCAGTTAATTTAACCGTGACAGGTATAGCACTTTCTATTGCTGGTCGCACAGGTTATACTGCACCATCGGTTGCAGCAGGTCTTTGGACAGGTGCTAGTTCAGGAACACTACTTGCAAATAGTAATAACGTTACATTAGGTCTTAAAGCAGATGGTGGAGCTACATTAGTTAGTTTTGATTTTACTTCGGACTTAGCCGTTTCTCAAGGAAGTACTTATTTTGTTGGTTTTTGGCGTAATCAAGGTACAGTTAACATGTATACACAATATGATTTAGATACAAGTAGCGGCTTAACCACTAAGTACGATAGTAGCACTACTTCTTCAATCACTACTTTTACTAACAACGCAACAACTGTGGGTGACACTTTGTTATATACAGTAACGTATTATTATTACAAGTAAG